CTCTAGTCAAAGCCCCTAAAGATTGCCCAGTTTCTCTAGCTACAAATTGTAAATTAGATGATAATTGTTTTAAAGATTTTTTGTTTAAATCTCTGTCTATAAGTGTATTTAATTCTAAAAGACCTTGTTGAAAATTAGAAGCTTGTCTTACAGCTAATCCTAAACCAGCCACACCAGCTAAAGCTTGAATAGATGTTAAAGCCCTAACTGCTGATTTTGCAACACCCCCAATTGCACCAGCAACACCTTTTAAAGCACCAATTGCACTTCTAGTTCCATCAACTCCAACTTTAATTAAAAGGTTTTTTACTGCCATTTTTTACACTTTCATAATTTGCTATAGCGTTCATTTCAGATTCAATAATCAAAAAACAGTCCACTAAATCTGCTGGGGCTTCACCCAGTGTTTTTGCTATTGGCAAGTTTAACATTTTTGAAGATTGCCAATCTTGAATCAGTAAAAAATATTCTTGTTCTAAAATAACATTTGGGTCAGCAAACATTGGAATCAAAAAGAAAAGGTCTTGCCCAATGCTTCTTTTTGTTGTTTTGCTTGTATCTATTATTAATCCTATTTCTTCCCAAATATCTTTTTCTGATTCAAAAGTTTTATTTTCATACGTTATAGGGGATTTAATAGTGTAAGGAAATTTGAAGCTGGATAGGGGAATACCAAACTTCCAGAACCATACTGCACTACTTAATCCCCAATGACGTTTTTTGATAGACCACTGTATTGCATTAGAACTTGTCCTAATACAGTATCTATCTCAACCATAGATAATCCATCAAAGTCTTGTTCGGTTAGCCCAGAAATAGCTAAAACTTCATCTAAGGCTTCAAAATACTTGTCCACATTCACCTCATTTTTATCAACATTTTGATAGTTTTTAGCTTGTTTTTTATATAACTCTCTCCTCTCAGAAAAAGTTATATCTTTAACGTCTTTCTCCCAAACAAAAATTGATTCTTTACCTTTTGTGTTTTTTCTTATTAAATCAACTTTGACTTTCATCTATTGCCCCCTTTAAGTTGCTGTTATTGTATATAAAGCTTCAGAACCATCAGCTACACAGCTAAATGGTATGTCAACAAATGTACCAGCTTCTTCATCAAATGATAAAGAAGAACCAGTGTAAATCACTTGTGGTAAGTCAAAATTAATTGTTGACCCATCTCCAAAGTTTATACTTTTTTCAGAACCAGCTAAAAAATCTGCTAAAGATGGTTCACTGTTTGCATCATATTTCACAGAAATATTACCACTTGCTGAATATTCTCCACTTCTTGAATATCCTTCTGGCTCTGCATTTCCACCTTGATAGCCAATCCTTACTGCTGGATAATTTATTGTTAAATCAAAAGACCTACAAACTACATCAACTTCACTAGAAGCTGAACCAATTTGTTTTGTAGTGCAATCATAAATCGTTTTAACAAAAGTAGTTTCTGAAGCTGTTCCAGAATCCGTTGCTGTTGAAGCTCCTACTGTAACATTATAGCCAGTGTAAAAAGTGCCACTAGCAATCAATCTTCCTCCACTTGTTTCAGCACTCATACTAAGTGTTAAGCTTGTTAAAACAGCTGAATGAAATGTTCTATCTTTAGAACTAAATGGGCTTGAAACTATTAAAGTTGCATATTCTCCAGTGTCAGCTCCATGTGCATAAACTGCTGGTGTTCTATTACCAGCTGTTGTAACTGTAGCTGTTGGGCTTGTGTCCTCTGATATTAATTGTAACAATTTTTGTAATGCTAACTCACCATCTACAACATATTCAAATGATATATTTTTTGCTGAACCTTTTTCAGAAACAAAATGGTCAGTTGGTCGCATTATTTGTTGACCAGTCCTCAACGTTCTGTCTTGAATAAGACCACCAGCAAAGTCTATATCTTCAACATTAGTTACTGCTAATTTGACAAAATCACCAGAAGTGTCTTCAGCTGTACCTAAATTTGAAGATTGTAGGGCAAGGTAGAGTTCAAATTGTTTAGGTGAATAAACTGCTGTATTTATTGCCATGTCTTTAACTCTCCTTTTTTATTGTTGATTTGCTTTGTTCTATATACTTGTCTTCCAATAAAGATTGAGGTGCTGGTATTTCTACTGATTCACCTCTTTCTAATTTCTGAAAAACGTCTTTGCCTAGTCCTTGATAATTGTTTGTTGAATCAAGTTCTGCAAATTTTTTAGTTGCTTTGTATTTCATTTAAATCTCCTAACTTGCTGGAATACTATCTATTAAATTAAAACTCATATCATATTCTGTAATATATAAATCTTTAAAATTTTCACTATCACTTCTATCTGGTTCATAATTAACATTATTTATAAAAAAATTATGACCTATGTAAGATGTAAGAAGATTCCAATAGTCAGACGAAGCCCCCCAGTTTGTAAAAAAAGTGTTCCAAAGTAAACCATCTTCTGCCACTGGTTGAGGATTGTTAGCAAATAATTTAAGTATTCTTTCATTATAATTTGAAATAGGTCTGAGATGTGTGTGTTCTCTATATGCTCCAGCTTTTCTAAAGTATAATCTAACATTAAAATTATATTGCATCAATCTATCAGTTCCAGCAAATCTTTCAAGAACATCTGCTTCATTTATTTTAATATTTAAAAAAACATTTGACCTAAATTGATATTCTGGGTCAAAGAAAACTTCTAATTTTGTTTCATTAACTAAAAGTTTTTTTAAACTTTTCAAACCTCTGTCTAAATGATTTACAAAAATTAAACTCAATTTATAGTAGTTCTCCCAAATCTTTCAGCTTGTCCAGATTTTACTGATTGCTGTGTTTCTGGATAATCAGAATATGATGAAACTTGAACTTCCCATTCATCATTTGCATAATAAATTCCAGTAGCAAATTTAGCATACATCCCTAAACCAATTGGGTCATATCCACCAGAAATAACTCTGTCAGATTCTTGTGCTATATATTTCATACCAAAATCATCACCAGTAAAAGTAGAAAATTTAACAACTGTGTTTTCTGCTCCAGAAGCAAAAGTTGCATTTCCAGATGAAGGTGTAGATATAACGACTTTAATTAAATCACTTCTTGTTCCTCTGCCTTTTATATCTAAAATTGCACCAGTGCTTGAAGGGTTTGAACTTACTGGTCTTACTATTCCTTCTTGACTTCTAGGGTCAGTTTCATTAGTAAGTCTTATAACTCCAGTTTTTACTAAATCTAAATAGCCTTGACCTTCTTCTTTATCAATTGCTCTTGCTTCTAATTCTAATGCTTTTTCTTCATCATACGGATATAATAACATAGAAACAGCTAATAAAGCTGTGGAACGTATTATAATATCATCATAATCTCTTGCAGTAGGTGATTGCCCACCTATTCCCCTTCTTTGATATATGGGCTTTCCTACATAGCTTCTTACCATTTCAGAAGCTCTACCAATAGCTTCTAATTTAAGATTAGAAAAATCCTTAGATATTTCAACTGTGTGATTAGTTACTGGATTATTATTTGAATATAAATTTAAAAGGTCATTTGTAGAATCATAGAACCATTCACCATCTTCAGTTAAATCACTTAATCCACTTTGTGCTGAACCTAAATTTACACCATCTCTAAAAACTTCTTCTGCATTGCCAGTTGAACCAGCTCTATAAATATTACCACCAGTAGAAATAAAATTTGTTACAACTTGTCTTCTATTAATATCACTTAAAAAAGGATAAACAAATTCTAAATCTGCATTGGTACAAAATCTTTCTTCATAACTTGACATTTAAGCTTCTCCCATATCTAATCTTTCTGGTATGTCTATTTTCTCAATAATATCAATCATTTCTATTATTGCTTCATCACTTCCATGTTCTACTTCTTTAGCAAGTTTTTTTAAATAAACTAATGCTACATCTAATTCAAGAGCCATTGATTTCATTTCCCCATACACTGCATTTTCCTTTATTAATAAATATTGGCTCAACTTGAAAGTTCCCATTGCTCCAAAAATTTACTATGGTTACTGAATGTTGCCAATTGTGCAACCTTCCTCTTAAAAAATTGTTGTCTTTTGCTTTTAAACTTTTTATAGTTCCAATTGACCAAGCTCCAATTGTTCCAGAATCTAATCTTGATTTCACAAAATTTTGGCAAGTGTGTGTGTGTCCATAAATAATACTTGCCCCATAAGTGTCTAAATGTTTTTTTGTATGATACATATTTGTAAAAGCACCATGAATAAAAGATAGCTTTCCAATGGTCAAAGGTTTCATCATAGGAAGAACTTCCCAACCTCTTGATTTCCAATGACAAGCTTCTAAAAAAGTATAATCTTTTAATACTGAATGTTCTCCTACTTTGTTTTCTACAAATTGGTCTAGCCATATATCGTGATTCCCAGTTGTAACGTATCTTTCTTTTATATTTAACTTGTTGCATACTTCATCAATCTTATCTAATTCTTCATTTACTTGTCCAATTTCAAAATCAATTAAAGGTAAATGAAATCCTAAATCTAAGGAAGAATATTTTTTAGCCCAATGACTAACAACTTCCCATTCTCCAACATCTCCAATATTAATAACTATTTCTGGTTTTACCAATTCAATAGTTTTTAACACACATCCAAAAGCCCCTTTATCATGGATTGGAAAGTGCTGGTCTGGTATTACTACAGCTTTTTTCATGACTTTAAGTCAATATAGCTCTTTTATACCATCCATACCAAAACTTTATTTGAGTTGGTTTTCTATGAATTAAATCTGCATAGAACTTAACCCTAAAGCTTTGAACTCTTTTGTACTCCACTTTTTGACTTGCTTTTGCTGTATTTTTACCCAATTTTCCATCTACTTGTATTTGATTTTTATTCTTATGATTACAAGCTTCTTGCAGAACTTTAGTAGCTCTGCTTCTACCCATATTAACTACCATGTCAAAGTATATCATCCAAAGCCTTTCTGGAAGTAATTCTACTTTTGCTTTCTTCCAATAGTCTTTATAATAAATAGAAATAGCTTGGTCTTTAGTTAGATTTCTAATATCTAATTTTGGATAAGCTCTTTGTGATATTCCATATTTAGTTAACCCACCAGCATCTTCTGGAATATCTGTAATTTTTGCACCTCCTTCATGCTCAATTACCACTTCTACTATTTCTTCAAACGTTTTCATTAATATGGTTTTCTTTTTTTCTTCACTTTTTCTTCTTCTTTTTCATTTTCTTTTTTTTCTTTTTACCTACATGATATGGCATTAAGTACCTACCTTTCTTTGTGCTTGTTTATGTGAAGCTGTAAAAGTAGCTCCTTTTTTCATTCTTGATACCATCATTCTAAGGTGTTTAGCTGTATGATGTTTAGCGTGTTTTCTCATTGCTGAAATTTGTCTTTTGTTTAAACCAGATAACTCTACACCTTTTACCTTTGGCATTATAAAACTTTCTTTAAAACTGCTACTGTAGTTTCATAAATTGCTTCAATCATTTTCTTTTCTGTGTTTTCTCCAATGATTGGAATATTGACATTATCATTTAATTCTTTAACAACTTTATCTTTTATTTCATCTTTAGAAATATGTTCAATAATTAAATCAGCTATTTTCATTTTTGTTACCTCATTTTGTTATATTAAGTAAAGCAAGAATACTAGAAAAAATAAAAGCAAAACCAGCCCCAACCCCTTGAATCCATGATACCTTCTTTTCAATCTGGGCTTGTTTTGTAGCCATTGTTCTAATATTTTCCTTAATCCATTTGACATCTGTTTTTATTTCTGTTACATCTTCTTTTATATTTGTAAAATCTGATTTCATCAAATATCCATTTTATGAAGCTTTTTTCTTTGATTCAAGCTTTTTATCATCTTTAAAAGAAAACTTAATTTTTGATGGGTTAGAACTCCATTCTGTAGTATTTATAGTAACATTCTCATTACATTTACACTGACATCTCTTAATCCTAGTATTATTGTTGACTTTTACCATTCATTCTTCCTTTAAGATAATTTAGGGAATCAGTAACTTTATTAATTTCAGTTATTATGGCTTCATGTCTTCTATCTCTGGTTTCGTCTGATTTATTCCATCTGTCAATTAACTTTATACAAATGTCTTCTATTTCTCTTAATTCATTCATTAAAGTTTTTTGAAGGAATAAAATTTGACCTCCAAATAAAAAAACCATTACACCTACAACTCCATATTCTAGCCAAATTTCGTAAATTTAATTTTCCTCTAATTCTTGTTTTAGTAAGTTTTCAAATCCAGCTAAACCAACTTTCAGCTGTTCAATATTAAAATTATAACTTGATAATTTTCTTTTTAAATCTGCAATATGATTTACCAAAGTTTTTGCCTTGTCTGATAATTCATCTATTACATATTCTTTATTATCTATTATTATTTTTGGGTCTTCTTGTTTTATTTTTTTCATTGTAACCTCTCATCATTTGATTAAGTATTGATATTAATTCTCCTATCATCTTCTCATGCTCAACAATCTATTTAATTGATACACTTTATCTTGCAGACGTATGATTTCTGCTTCATGCTGTGCTAAAATTTCTTTGTGTGATTTTAATATTTCAAATTGCTGAAAATCAGCTGGAATCCAAGCATTTTGATTTTTTTCTTGTGTTTTTATAATCTCATCAATGTTGTTAGTATTTGCTACAGATGAATTTTCCACTATACCCAATCTATTATTAATTTCTGAAAATGCGAATGTAGCTATGGCGATACCCCCGACAAGCTGAACGAGATATGACAAGCTGAAGGAAAGATTAGAGCTATCAGAAATCTTTGCCATTAGTACAATATCCAATCACTTGCTATATCATTCCAATCTTTATACCTAGTTCTGTTGGTGTCTTTTTTTACGACTTCAAACTGCTCATGGTTATAACACCAAAGCTGTGTAGAATCTTCATTGAATAAAACTATTCTATTGTAAAAATGTTTTTTACCATTTTGGTCTTTTATATCCATATTATTTACCCCATTACAGCTAAGTAAAAAAAAGAATGGAATAGTTATTTTTTTAAGCATTTTAACCAAGATTATTATCTTTGCAGTATTGTTCTAAATCAGCAGTAGAACACCCTTCTGGATATGGAAAACGTTTTTTAATTTCTGCTTTCTTATCTAACCAAACAGATTTTTCTATTTCTTCTGCCATGTATTCAGCCAATAAAGGGTCTGATTCTTTTTTGTGGAAATATATCCTTTGGCTTTTTGCTGTGATATAATCATTTGCATCTTGTCTAGTTATTGCCATTTTTAATCTCCTATTGCTAAAGGTTGTAAGGTTGCAGTACAATTAACAGAACTACCAGTTGTTGCTTTTAAAACCATTCCACTTACACTTATTGTAAATCCATTACTGTCAATCGTATCAACAACAGCAATTCCAGAATTATCAACACCAATAATTCCAGTAAATCTATCAGAATAACTTCCACCTCGTCTTACAATGTTAAATAAGTAGATTCCATCTCCAGTATTATTGGCTGGGGCTGTGTTCGTTAAATCGAATACTTCCGTAGCGCTCGACCCAGTAGTTACATCAGTATGTAATGTTCCAAAATTCATACCTTGACCAAGAGTAACGCTATCACTTTGGTCAATTAGTAATCTTTCAGCACCTCCAGTTTCAAATGATAAAGTGGTGCTATTTAATGCAGAAAATTTATTTTTATTGCCACCACCTCCACTATACTCTGCTGATGTCATTGAAAATACATCTGCTGGTTGAGATGAATCTGTAAATTTAATTTGAACTACTGCATCATCTCCTTCAAAATGAATTGGTTGCTTAGTTGTGGTAGTACCTCCAGCAATTACTAATCTTTCTGCATTATCAGCATCAAAATGAATTTCATTAGCAGTTTCAAAATCAATCTTAGTTTGAGCATCCTCACCAATAACTATATCAGTTGCTAATAATGATGTTATTGTTGTTTGTGAAGCATTAATTGCTAAATCAATATTATTATCTCCATCTTGATAAGTTGCTGTAATTCCAGTTTCAGTATTTCCAGAAAACATTCCTCCAGCAATATCTTGTACAAATTCAGTTATTGTGTCAGAACCTCCAACTGTAACTGCTGTTGCAATATCACCAGAATCAATATTTACATTAGTCATTGCATTGCTACCAAAGTCTGAAACAGCATCAATATCTAAAGCTTGATGAACTTGTATTTTTTCTGAAGAATTAGTTGTATCAATTGTTAAATAAGAATTTGTACTTTCTTTAATACTAAATGCAGAAGCTTGATTGTCATCCATTGCAATGTTTAAAGTGCTTCCATCTGAGCTAATGCTATCAGCTGAAATATCTCCTACATTGGAAATATCATTATCTCCTAAACTCAAATCTCCAGCAAGAGCAGTAATTGTTATTGAACCAATAGTTCCACCACTTACTTTATCTCCACTTATTTGGTCATTGGCAAGTGTTAAAGTACCAGCACTAACATCAAGAGTTTTTCCAGAACCTACTGTTACATCTGTTCCATCTATAGTTCCACCATCAATGTCAAAAGCACTTCCTTCAATCTCAACAGAACCAGCTTCTAACTTTTTACCAAGTGTTATTTTTTCACCACTATTAGTAGTTACAAAAGTTAAATAAGCATTTGTGCTTTCTTTAATTTCTAATGCTGTAGCTTGATTATCTGTTAATGTAATATCCATAGTGTTGTTATCAGCACTTATAGAATCAAGAGAAACATCACCTACATTTGTAATTGCATTATCACCTAAACTTAAATCTCCAGCTAATGCTGTTATAGTTGTTGTTCCTATTGTACCACCAGAAACTTTATCACCACTAATCTGGTCGTTTGCTAAAGTTAAAGTTCCACCAGAAACATCTAATGTTTTACCAGTGCCAACAGTTATATCTGAAGTTGCAATGGTTGCTCCATCTATTGACCCAGAATCTATATTCACATTGGTCATAGCATTAGAACCAAAATCAGATGTTGCATCTATGTCTAATGCTTTGTGGAATTGTATCTTTTCTGAAGAATTTGAAGTGTCAATTGTAATGTATGAATTAGAAGATTCTTTAACACTGAAAGCCCCAGCCTGATTATCATCCAAGCTAACTTCAATAGTGCTACCATCAGATTCAATACTGTCAAGGCTAATTGACCCCACGTTTGTAATATTGTTGTCATTAAATGATGTACCCCCTAAACTAATTGTTCCAGTTGCAGTAAGATTTGAAGAACCTATATCAATATTTCCAAATCCACTTGAAATAGCACCAGCACCTAAAGTTCCAACAGATGTTATATTGGTTTGTGATGCAGTTTGTATTGTTCCAGTAACATTACCTTCAAGATTTGCAACTAATGTTCCAGTAGCATAACCAGTTCCACTTACATTAACAGTGGTAGTTGGCTCTGCTTGTAAATCTACAAATAATTTAAATTTACCAGAATCATTTGCATCTCTAAATAAACCAGCATATAAGTCTGTGCTTCCACTGGTATCATATAATCCATAAAATCCTATATCAACTGAATCAGCACTATTATTGTTTTTAGCTAATTTAATTAATGGGTCTTCAACTACTAGGTTTGTAGTGTCAATTGTAGTAGTAGTTCCATTGACTGTTAGGTTGCCAGTAATAGTAACATCATCTGGTAATCCAATAGTAACTGTTGCTGTTTCACTTCCAGAACCAGAAACCTCTATTTCATTAGAAGTTCCAGAAATTGCTGAAACATAATTACCAGTAGTGTCAGTTCCTAAAGCTACAGAATTTGCTTGGATTGTAGAAGTTCCATCTTCTGCTATTAAAACATCTCCACTTACAGAAGCAAATATTGCATCCTCTAAATTTTCAAAAGTAATTTTTCCAGAGCCACTATCAGTAGCATCTACCATAGCTATAAAATCATCATCAGCTATAGTGGTTTCTGTTGTTAATTCATTTAAGTCAATACTTAAAGTATGTGCAATGTTTTCACCAGAAGTTGCACCAGTAGAATCTATTCCAGTACCTCCAGTTATATTTTGGACAAAATCTCCAGTAGTTTCTGTAGCTAAAATAACACCATCATTTTTTATAGTTACAGCACCAGAGCTAACATCAAAATTATCACTTGAAAAACTAGCTATTCCCTTATTACTTGTAGAAGCATCTTCCCCAGCAAATGTTAGAGTTCCAGCTGAATCATCATAAGTTATATCAATACCTTCACCAGCTGTTGCTAAAGCATCAACCCTATCATCAATTCTTTCATTTGTTAAATATAAATTAGAAGAACCTTCTGGTAAATCATCTGTGTTCACTTGGTTAGTCCCAGTACCAAAATCAATTAGAGTGTCATCAATTGAATCAGTTGCTATGCTTACACTTCCAGAACTAACCGTAAAATGTGAACTTGAAAAACTTGCAATTCCTTTATTTGATGTACTTGCATCTTCACCAGCAATGGTAATTGTATTTGTTGAACCAGATGTGTCTATACCTTCACCACCAGCAATAGTTAATGTTTCTGAATCTAAGTCAATTGCTATTGTTCCAGAATCAGTAGTAGCATCTAAATCTTGTGCTGTTACTTGTGAATCAACATAAGTTTTAATCGCTTTTGCACTTGCTAAAGTATCATCACTTCCACTAACTGAACTTATATCTGTATCTAAAACACCAGATTTTAAATTATCTACTTCAATATTTGTTACAGTGTTATTATCTACATCTATGCTTTTATTTGTTAAAGTATCTGTAGTTGCTTTTCCTACAAGTGTATCAGTAGCATCTGGAAGGGTTACAGTTCTATCACCACTAGGATTACCAGCTGACAAAGTAAGTTCATTAGCATCTGCTGAACTACCTTCAAAAATAATATCTGTTGTTAATGTAGCATTGAAAGCCACAGTATCAGAACTTGCATTACCTATTGTAGTATTTCCAGTTGCAGTAAAGTCTGAAGCTTGAATAGTTCCAGTGGCAGTAATGTTTCTAAATCCAGAAATATCACTATTAGAATCTACTAAAACAAACTTAGAAGCTGTTACTGTACCAGCAGTTAATCCATCTAAAAGGTTTAATTCACTAGCACTTGTTGTAACTAAAGTTCCCCCTAGTTTTAAACCATTAGTTCCATCATGTGAAGCTATATCAAAATCATTAGCTCCATCATTTATAGTTAGTTGAGTTGTTGAAAGTGATAATGGGCTACCAGTTCCATCTGCATCAAAAATTTGAACAGAAGAACTTGTAATTCCAGAATCATCACCTACTATTAATAGCTGACCAAATGAATCAGAAATTCTTACATTGGTAAATGAAGTTCTACTTGCCATCTTGTTTTTTCACCTTTCTTTTAGATTTTTTTGGGGCTTTAAAAGGTGTTAAATCATTTAAACTTTTTACTTGAACCCAGCCTTCATCTAAAACTTTTTGTTTCATTTCTGGGTGTTTTTTTGGGTCAACTTCTATAACATTTGAAAAATTTTTTTGCTTGTAATATTCCATAAAAACCTCAATTTTCTTTCTTTTTTAAAAAAGCCTTGACTTTCTCATTTATCAATTTTTCTTAAAATTTTTAAGTTTTTTAATGGTTTTTCCTAAAATTTTACAGAAAACTATCAAATTGCATTTAAGGGGTCTAACTTCAATAACATCAATATCAAGTTAAGTTGATATACTTGTAATCAAAATTTTATTAAAAATGGCTTCTAGCCCCCTTTATTCAATTTTACTAAGAATCTAAAATAAGCCCTTTTTAAGGCTTTTTTTATGTTTTTTAGATTCAATTTCATATTCATTTATTTTACCTAATTTAAATAATTTAAGTATAAGATGGGGAAAAAAATTCCCCATCAATACTTTTTTCTTAATTAAGATTAAGATACGTTCTGGAATTTAATTCCTTTTACGTTGTCTGAATCATCAATTAGCTTTGCGCCATAGATGGAATCTGCCACGACTTTTGTGCCAAGTGCGTCAATACTATATTCGCTCTGGATTCTCACGTCTTCGTTCATTGCATAAGCAACAGCTGACCTATGAAAAATAGCTCCAGAAATTGTTGAAGCTGTTCCACCAGATGAAATAGCATTTGACATGAAAACATCAATTCCATATAGTGAACCAATATTTCCAGTTCTTAATCCAGAACCATCACCACTAGCATCATTTCTAATAAAGAACTGAGCTAATCCACCAGATGGGTTTAGAATGTCAGCCATTAATACTGGGTTAACAACCATGAATACATCACCAGCCATATAGTCAATACCATTATTTCCCATAGAAGCTAGAATGTCTTCAAATTTAGAAGCTGTTAAAGTGTCATCAGCTGAAAGACCCATGTTGTTAGATAATCCTTGAAGTGTTGTCCAAAGATAAGAATCAACTTGTCTTGCTAATGCTTCACCCATCATTGCTGAATATTTGTCCATTAACTGATAATTAGATTGTACCATTAAAATGTCCTCAAATAATTTTGCGACATAATAATGCTGGTCTATATCGAGCTGTGTTTCGGTCGCAGTTGTATTATCATAACTTACATCTGAACCAGCTGACTTTGCTGTAGCACTGATTAAACCGATTTCTGGAATGTGAATCTTATCACCTCCATTTGCTACAAGTGGTGAATAATCATCCACTAATTGTCTGAAAATAACTTTTCTCTCGAAATATTTATAGATAGCTTCCGACCACACCTCTGGAATAAATACGGCATCAGTAGTAGTGGTTGAAGGGTTTCCTTGATAATGTTTAGCCATTGTTTACCTCTTTTGTTTGAATTTAAGGTAGTCAGACCAGTTTCTTCTTTTCTCTGCCATAGACATAGAATCAAAGTCTTCAAAACTCATTGGCTTTCCATTTGATAGTCCAGCCTTTTGAGTATTAGTCTTAACAACCTTGTTTGAATTTAATTTATCATTATGTCTTTCTAATTTATCTAAAGACATAGAACCATATAACTCCTTGTCCTCATCTGACCATTCTGCCATAATTTGTGATTTCCTAGCTTCAACATATTCATCAAATTGTTTAGCTTTGGCTTCAGCTTGTTTTTTAAGTTGTACTTCTCTTTCATACAAATCTTTAAACTCACCTTTTTCAGCTTTAATTTTGGCATCTCTTTCTTCCCTTTCTCTTTCAAGTTCAGAAAGTTTAAGTTTATGTTCTTTTAGTTGGTCGTTCACATCTTTAAAACGTGAATAGGGAACATTCTGATTAACGTTGGGATTTTCAACGGTCTGGGTTTCTTGCACCTCACCAGCAATTGGTTCTTGCTTTTTAACGTCTTCTGCTTTGACTTCTGTGTTTTCCATTTTTACCTCTCGTTTGAGTTATTGATTAGTTACCAAATCTTTCTTTTAATTCTTTTTTTCTTTCAGCACGTCTTCTAATTTTTCTTCCTTTACCAGCTGGAACAAGTGTACATTGGCAAGAATGACCACATACTGAAAAACCACTTTTAGGCAATCCTACTAATCTCCATTGGTCTAATGTTCTTACATCTCCATTTCTTGGTTTACAGTCTGGACATACATTAACCCCAGCTGTTTGCCATTGCCATTCTTCAACCCCAGCTTCTTCTAATAATGCTCTGGAAGCAACTCCACCAGCTTCTTCTACTGTATTACTTACAGTTCTTCCAAGTGCATTTGAGAAAGCTCCAAAATATCTTCCACCTTCTCTTAAATCATTTTGAAGCACAGTTCTTATTTCACTATTTGCCATTCCTCTAAATCTCATAGTTTCTATCAAGTCTTCCAAATCAATTAACGTTTTATCAACAGTTCTCTGTACACTGTTAGCCAAATATACTTCAATTGCTTGTAATTCTTCAAGTTCAGACATTCCTTAAAATTCTTTCTACTTCTAATTCTATGAACTTCATAGCCTTAGCACTAACTTCTTTTGTAATTCCCCAAAATTCTCTTTTAGGAACTCCAGTATGTTTTACCCTATTTGCAAAAGCTGTTCCAGTAGTAGTTTCAAAAACAAGTTTAGGTTTTCTTTTTGGTTTAATTGTATAGGGCTTAGTTCCTTGTTGATGAATATTACCTATTATCTTTCTGCTTTTAGCCACCTCTACTTCTACTGATTGTTTTCTAGGTGTTGCCTTTTTAAACGGTGGTAGCTTTTGTAATGTTCCAGTAGCTATTAAAGGTTTAGTTGGCTTTGCATATCCTTTAGCTCTTTTAGAAGCTATAGTGTTTGGTCTTAATTTTTTTAAAGGCTTACCATTTACATCAGTACTAGATTCTAATCTGTCTTTATGGTCTTTTACTATAATACCACCAATTAGATTCAACTCTTTATGCAAATCTAATTTTATATTATTTAGATTGAAATCCATTTCTAATTTAAATCTAGGTTTTACCATTTAACTTTATTACTCCAATAACTTCCAGAAAAAACGCCTTTAGCTATTCCTTTAGCGTGTCTTTTTTTAAATGAAGCCCTTCTTGCTTTTTCTGCTTTAGTTCTAGGGTTCTTACCAGCCCCTTTAACACCTTGCTGTCCAAATCTAATAAGTTTAATCTTATGCCCTTTTTCAGCCAATACAATATGGCTTTTTGTTTTATGGCTTGGTGTTTTTCTTGCTTTATTAGTTCCACTTAATTTATGCTTTTTAAGCAATGATTTTTTTCTATTGGTATGTGGCATAGTCTATTTGTAAAAAACTCTTTTAAAAAGGCTTCTAGGTATCTTCTTGCCTTGTTTGTATAATCTTTGCATCCTAGCTAAATCCTTTGCTCTTTGTCTTCTAGCTTTTCCTTTTGTTCCAGAAAGATATTTTTTTGGAACTGTTTTATATTTTTTATCTTTTGCAACCCTTCTTACTTTAGCCACGTCTTCTTTTTCTTTCTTTTCTAACTAAATCTTTATCATGTTTCATAGACTTTTTGCCTTTAACTATTTTAATAAAGCTATTTACTCTAGCGTAACTCCAAGCCGTAGGGGACATTCCACGAGTGCCACTGGATACGGATGCGCCCATTCCACGATTAAAAACTTTAACTAAAGATGATTGTGATATTTTATTATCTCTTGATAATTTTCTAAGTCTTTTTCTTACTGTTGCTGAAGCCATTATTTTTTAAGTAACCTCCTTGCAAATCTTTTACCATGATTGTAACCTTCTTTAATCTCTGGTAAATGTTGTTTAGCAAATTCACTTCCTATTAAAGTTAAATAAGCTTTTGGATTTTTAAACCATTCATTCAAATCAATACTTTCTAAAATCTTTTTCTTGTCATTATCAACTGCTATTTTAGTTTTATCAATGTCATCTAAATAATCATCAATTTCTGCCATCTGCCAATCCCCTTAAATTTAGTTGTGGTGTTGCTTCTGGTGGCTGTAATTGTTGCTGTCTTTCTGCATCTGCTTCAACCATTTCTTGAATCTGATTATCAGAAGCATCTGGGTTATTATGTCTATACCAATCTTCCCTTGAAGCAAATCCATTTTTTAACAACCAATCCCATTCATCTCTTTCTTCAGAAGCACTTAATCCAAATCTAGGTTCAGTAAAGTCAACACTATATTCATCTGAAATACTAATACCATTTGTTTCTAAAACGGTTCTTTCAATAAAGAATCTATCTCTTTCAGCTTTTCTCCAGATGTTTTCAAAATCACCTAGAACACTTTCAGTTAAATCTATTTCAGACATTTTTAGAGCTTCACCAGAAACAGCATCTCTACCAATACTCCATTTAGTTTTCAGATTGTTGTTATATGCAACTGAATCAACCAAGAATCTCATGGTTTCTACATAGCTTTGAAGATTACCACCAGCACTTGCAAACTGAAATGAAGCACCATCTGGAAGCAACATTGGTTTATCTACTCCCATTTGTAATCTACTATCTGAATCAATTCCAGTCAATACTGGTTGACCTAACATCTGCAACCTCATGGATAAAGACATTTCTGTTAACATTACATTCACTGTTCTATTCATGTTTACTATATCAGTTGCACCTTCTCTAAACCAATCTGTGGTGAATGGATGTCTATGTGTATAAACTACTGGAACTATTCCAAATGGATTTACATCACCTTCATTAACACTTTGTTTATCACCATTCTGGTCAATTAAATAATGATTTTCATCTGACCAGAAAGCATACATTGCTTTATCTTTTTTGCTGTTCTCTTGATTGTATAATGGATAAACTATTGCACTTGGTTGACTTTCTTTTGGTTTGAATATTGGATAAAACTCAACTATCATATCATATTCAAGTTTCTGAGTTTCTTCATCAAACATTACTATCATCCCCATAGTACCAAGCAAATATGTTAATCTTTCTAATTGCAACATAGCTTTATCTATATTACCAACATAATCATAAAATCTTTCATCTACGTTTCTTTGTGGTGATTTCTTATAACAAATAGCTCTGCTGTTTATAAGCTTGTTAGTAATATTCTGACATAACATTGGAACTTGTTTAAGTGAATCAGAATTAAAATAATGACCAATATCACTTTCCATTTCAGAAATTAATCCTTCATAATAATTAAGCATCTGGTATCGTTCATTGACCCTTTTAGATTCAATGCTTTTTAAATGTTTTTTTAGTGAACCAGAAATGCTATAAAAACTTAAATCATCTACTATCATTTTTACCTTACCAATTTGTTGATGTTGCCATTCTTCTTGTTACTGGAAATCTATAATCAATTAAATAACTACAAGCATCAAGGAAGTGAGTTAACTCTGGATTTGATTTATCAATACCACCATTTTTATCTCTTTGGCACATTTCTAAATCTTTTATTAAGAACTTTAATTTAGGGTCAACTGTCATTCCAATCATACCTTCTGCATTTTTTAGCTTTCTATTCAAAGCATTTAATCTATCTCTATGGGGTGAATGTGAACGTCTAGCAACTATTCTAAAACCAAAATCTCTAAGAATAGTGTGGTCTGACTTTGAACTGGTGGTGCTTCTTGCTTGACCAGCTGGGTCTGGATAAACTGGAATATTGGGCTGAATATTCCTCATTTCTCTAGCTAATTCTTCTGTATTAGAATTAACTAACCTTATTTCTTCATAATAATGTAATACACTATCAGAATATTCACAACATAAAACAGCTGACATTGCACCAACGTTAAAATCACAGCCCCAGAATTTCTTTTCTGTTATGACTTCTGCTTTCTTACAGTGTGTTTCTCTGTTAAAATTATAAGCACATCTATTCTGTGCAGTTTCAAAACTTGCTTCAAACTCTTGCTTCCAAGTTCTTTCATCCATGTTCTTTTTGTTTGATTCCAGAATCTTCTTATCTACAAAGCCACCATCAATAGTTTTAAATTGCCATGACTTCCAATCTGGGTCATCACCTAAACCTCTTAAAAACACATCATAAAAATGATTAATTCCATCTGGTGTTCCAATAAAAAATGCTTGACCTTTTGTATCTGATAACATAGGTAATATAATTTCTTGCCAAACGTGGGGTTTCATAAATGCAAATTCATCTAATACAACTTTACTTAAACCAACACCTCTAAGATTATCTTCATTTTCTGCACCCTTAATAGCTACTTCTGCACCATTTGCAAATCTAATAGTTAGTTCTGATTCATTTATAGTGCAACCTAAAGTATTTCTTGCAATATCTCTAAGCATTGGCATCACTATAGTTTTACCTTGTCTATAAGTTGGACATACATACCATCTTCTCTGGTTTGGTTCAATATAGCCATCTAACAGCCAAAGTAATGCTAAATGAGTTTTACCCCATCTTCTACCAGCACTGATACATTTATACTGATGCTGGTCTTCTATTATTGATTTACGTTGATTATCTAATGTCCACTTCATCCCTATTAAATACCTTAATTGGTTCAGTGTTTAATTCAATTACTTTTTCTACAGCTTTACCATCAACCCTATCCATAACAATCTTACTAGCTTCAAGCTGTCTTTTATCTTTATCATTTAAAGCAATATTAATAATCTTTCTGGCTATGGCTTCTCTGTTAGTAATACCATCAACTACTTCATCACCAACACTTCGCATAACTTCAGCAAAGCTATTTCCTTTTGCTGGTCTTCCATCTGGATTTCCAGAAACACCTTTAACCCAGTTAGGATTTCCAACTTTCTTTTCTGTATCTGTCATTATGTTTTTTTATCTCTTGTTTATTCATTTTTAATGGACATTTAATCATGTTTGATACTTTAGCTGATTCTAATGAACCACCAATTACTCCACAGCATAACTGCATATTATATAAACCAGCAAATGCACAACTCTTATTATTATTTTTTGGACATGGTATAAACATAATTTGTTCTTAATTTGTTTATCAAATTCATTTTATCAATTTAAATTAAAATATATCAATAAACAATAACATATCTAAAATCAACCAGAATCAACTTTTCTTGACTTAATGAACCTTTACACCAAAAATAAATAATAATTGATTCTAGGGCTATTTATGAAAGAATTATGCAAAAAAAAACCCCCATCTCTGGGGGCTTCTTCATTTATAAGATATTTTATTAACTTAATTCATCTATAGCTTCTTCATAAGCTTCTTCAAAGATGTAAAGTTTCTTCCATACATTATCAAGTGAATCTATACTGCTTTTTATTTGGGCTAATATAAATTGTAATTTAGTTATCTTTAAATTTATCTTTTTATTTTGTTCTTCCAATTTAGAATATACCTCAACACTTGATAACTTTTTTTTGTTTGCTTTTAGAGTAGATAAACTTGCTCCAACATATTTACTATTTTTTTCCATCACTGCTTGATTTTCTTTATATTTTAAATTTAGTTGTTCTATTAATTCATCAGTATTATCATATTCTTCTGTTAAAAGATGAATTGTATCAGCACAAGTATTAAATTTACTTGTAACACTATTTCTATTTAAATTGTTAGCTTGTACGATATTGTTAGTTAAAAGATTAGACATAGCTATTCTTTTAGTAATACCTATATCGGAGTTAGAAGATTTATCATTTACTATAATCTCATTAATATCTCTATTGACATTAATCTGATTTAATTCTGATACTTTAATATCTGTTGCCATACTATTATTTATTATATTACTGTTATATTGTTAGCGTCTGGATCAGTACTAATCCT